GCCTCCTGTTTCATGGCCATCTGAAATTCGCTCGCTAGCTGCTTTGCAAGATTGGGGTTTGTCTGTCCAAGAAGCTGGATATGGGCTTGCATGTGCTGCGTGTAGGCATTGCCGGCGTTTTCATCGAGATTCTGCCTTGCGTTTGCCAATAGCTGTAGCCTGTCCATGTGAATCTGGACATGCACCTCATGCTCGTCCGTCGGCTCTGCCACAACGCCACCAAAACCCTGATCCAACAAGAGGTTTTCAGCCGCAGCGGCTTCCGCCTCTGTTTGCCCCTTCATGTTTGGATCAATCAACATTCTTGATACCAGTTGGGGGTCATCAATCTCAAGCAAGTCCTTGCGCAGTTCGGCCTGCTGTACGAATGGGTCGCCTCGAAGATTCTGGAATCGGACAAGTGCCTTCTGATATTGGGCTACTCTATTGATCCCGTCCGCGCTTCCCGAAGGACGAATCGCATAATCCATGACCAAGGCATCCAACGGCACTGCCTTAAACTGCTGTTGGTACTCATACATTAACTGGGAGTGCGCGTACTCGGTAAGGATCGACCAAGCCTGCCGGTAAACTTCAGACATGCTGAGCCTGAAAATCTTTATTCTCAAATCCGTGTTTGTGCCCATCAATTGCCCGATATTCTGGATCTCTGTCGCCGTTCTGGGCTTCTGACTTCCTTGTGATCCGGCGCGTTGTGACAAGCCGTAGTCGGGCATCGACACCATGTACTCGGCAATCGCGCGCATGGTCGTAACTTCCTGATCAAAAGAGATGGGCGGCTGTGGCATGACTACGGGCTTAACCCCCGTAGGCAAAAGCACGCCTGTTCCAAAACGAATATTGTTAATGTTTGGCATGTCCTGATCGGTGGCAAACATTGGTGCGTTATAAAGGCTCATAGCGTCCGACTTGGCGTTCATGGTCTTTGTGAGCGAGGCCTCAAAAGGCGCGACCATCTCGCAAATCCCCTTATTTGCGTAAACTCCCTTGTCGGCCGAGAATTCCATCACACATGGAACGAATGGGAAGTTGCCGTGTGAGTACGGCAGCTTAAATCTCGGGCGAATCGGCTCATCGGGGCACTGCGGGCTGATAGTATCAACCACAATCCCGTTGTTCCCGTCCCTGTGATAGCACTCCCAGACAATAATTGAGTCCCTCTTGGATGGCTCGGTAATGCCCTGCTTGGAAAGTTTGTGCTGATTGTAGGCCGTAACGCCCGCACCGGCTGAATTTCCAGTACCAAGTAGTCTTTTTATGAAATCATCGCCCTGCTTGTACTCTTCGTGCCTTCGGTACTGCTCTTCACTCATCTCAAGTATATGGCAGCAGCGATCACAAGTGCCCATGTCCACCGTTGAGGGCGGAACCACTAAGTACATCGGATTGACCGAATCAAATTTTACCGCCTGAGTCGGCTCATCCCAGTAAATCTTCATAAACGAAATTCCACAACGAAGCATTGCCGCTATGTGGACTTGTATCTCAACCTCAAAATTGGATCTCTCTCGAAGCTGATAGCTAAACCAGCTTTCAGCGGCATACCTGTACTGCTGCAAGGAGGGGTTTCTGGGTACAAAACTGGCCAGATTTTCAGCGGTGTAGATCTGGTTAATGTAGAATGGAACAAATTTTGATATAACGCTGTTTGCCAGAGGATAGTGAAGATCGGCCGCCCCAGCCCAAGGCTTCTTTTTGCGCCTTAACCCGCCGTTGGTCATGGTGTACCAGACTTTTTGTCTCTCCTCCCATGAGGATCTGGCCTTCAGATCCTCGCAAATGGCCTGAAACAGCTTCTCTGTTGTCAATTAATCGCCGGCATCGTAGCCGCCTCTATCGTTTGCGTATGATTGCGTCTCATTACCAAATACATCCGTATGCATCCGACTACCATCCAGTGACTGCTTGGTCAAGCTCGGCCTATTCCGGAGCCATGCCCATATTGCCCCAGCCGCAGCGTCCGCCCTGTCTGGACTCGCTCCGGCAGTTCTCTTCTTATAGTCCGCCTTACTCTCCAGTTTTATGTCTCCACTGGAATTGCACGCAAATTTTCTGGTGCACAGTTGGCCGTCCAGAATGTCATCCTTGGGCAGGATGACTCCGCGATCCTCAATCAGCTTTGCGGCCATAAACAGCATTTCGGCGGCTTTTGTCGCATAGCCATGTCCGCCACTTGATCCAAAGTTAACCCTGTTTACCGAGTACCCCTGCTCGTCCATGCGCCTGATCATAGGAGATCCGATTCCGCCGTTATCCGCATAGACAAGTTTGCTGCTTATTCCGAGCCCGCGAAGCTCCCGAATGACTCTGCCAACCGTCCTCATCTCGTCCCTATCCTTTATGACGATAAGGGGCATCAGCCTGTTCCCATCCATGATTGCCACAACCGTTTCATCGACACCCGCTCCACCCCAATCAATAAACGCAACCTGTTGTGTTTTGATGTGCTCTGGCGGAGTGGCTCTGCATTCGCTCAGCTTGGTTTCCGTAATGACCGTCTCGTTATCCGATTCGTCTACAAACTCATTATAAACCATGCTCCGAATCAAGGGATGGTCTTTCCCGTAAAGTTCTTCGAGCCTAGCTATGGAATCCTTTGTAATATGGGGGCACTGCGTTACCGGAATTGTAAATGTCTTCCAAAACTTGGCGTGCTCCCTAAAGCACTTTGCAAAGAAACTATTGGCGGAGCCCGTGCTTGAAATGGCGAGCCAACGGTTGGGCTGAGTCCTCTCCCCCGCATGCCAGATCTCGGACGGAATCGACTTGGCCTCGTCATACACAAGCATGAGATTGCCCTCGCCCGATGTGGTGCTGCCCTTGGGATGCCAACCCTCCATTCTCTGGGGCTCGTCCGTAGTGAAGGCAACCGCCCTGCCGTTAATTGGGCTGATAAGCTCGTTGGAGTTAACCGTCCAGCCCTTCAGCTTGGAGGCGTACTGGTGGACGGTTGCAAACAGTCCCGACTTAATCTGCCGACCCACATTGGATGTAACGATTACATAGCTGTTAGGGAATACGGCGCAGTGCCAAATAATCGCCGGAACAACAAGAAAGCTGGATTTCCCTGAACCGTTGGGTGCACTAACCGCAACTCTGCCACCCGCATCAATCGCATCCATGCACTGGATCTGCCAAGGGTAAAGACTGCCAAGCTCAAGACACTGGCTGGAAAAGCCGGCCAGCGAGGAAAGTATTTTTAGTTTTTGCGAATCATCCACGGCTACCGCCCGTAGATGTCGTTAAGCAATGGAGATGCTCGCTGAAGCACTAGGGTACATCCATTGTTTTTGGGTCTAATTGAAATAACCCTGTCAAGGTGCTGCCATCCCTCAAGAGCTTTTAACTGCTCCTGACACTCGGGTAGCTTTATGTCGTGGCAAAGCTCAGTTGTCCCGTCGAAATATGTAATAATATTTGTATCCGGATTTAAACTTTTATATTTGCAAAGAAACTTTGTTCTTTCAAAATCAGCGTAAGACTCATAACCCAAATCCCCCTCCAGATGAGTCCCGTACCACATTCCCTCGCTGCACATTCCCGCAGAGATACCCTCGGGGAGGTGCGAAATTGAGGGATCTTTCGCTCCCTCTAAATACATGCCGTAAATATGTCTACACGAATTCGACCTGAAAAGATGAAAAATAAATTGTCGCGTTTTCGTGTTTGCGGCAGTATTCCAATACAGCGGAAGATCGCTTATCGGGATAGTTCCCGAGCTTAGTCTCGAGTAAAAGATCCCAATATCCCCAAGTGGCTGGCAGCCCCTGTCCCTGCAAAGCACCTTATAGAGATCGTAGTATTTCTGTCTTATCGAAGCATCCATCACTAAACACTTCGCGCGTTGTAGAAATGCTCCAAAAGCTGAAGTGGGGTCTTAGTGCCAATAAAAGACTTTCCGGCCATGTCGTTAAAATATGCGATGTCCTCCTCGACGATGGCATCGTTACCCTGTTCGATCATAAGCACGCCCACGCCAAAATGGAAAAGCCAGTCTTTCGCGTCTTCCCTGTGTTTTGGTATGTTCGCCATTGGTATTGGGATTGGCGGTTTTGATCCGGCCGGCACCTTTGATTTCTCGGAAGAGAAAGATGCATATACAGTTTTTGTGTCTGCGTCGACTCGATGGACATACATGGTTACAGATTCAAATTTTGGGAATACCGGTTTCATGCGCCCACTTTATCGGAACCACAATTGAGGTCAAGCTGTTTTCGACTGCTATGCAGTTGACCCTGCTTTTGTCGCTTCCGCCTTTTTCGAGCCTGTATCCTGCGCTTGATCCGAAACTTCAGTGCGTAGACATCGTCGCTTGCTAACTTCTTTTTTAGCCATTTTCTGCATAGCCCATAAAAGCGGGTTTTGTACACCTCGTCGGCGTGCAGCCTAGACTTGTGTTCCGCATAGTCCCAAGGCATGGATTTTAGCGCACCCCGTGTAGCCCATAATGCGTATGGGGTGTGTGTTGCTTGAGTGTATTATATAAGTGTGAGGGGACGGGGGGTGCCGGCGGGCGGGTGGTGGGCTTGCGCCGAGAACGAGGAAGATGGCCAAGGCCTTGGGAATCAGCAATAAAAAGCATATAGGATTTCATGTGCTAATCTGGGGAGGTCTTAGCAAGTGACTCATCATCAGCGGGTAAGTCACCGCTAATCTTTTCGGAGGATAACACTGTGCACGGTATGGGCTGAGATCGCGCCTCGCTTAGCCTCTCGCACAATCCCTTCCCGAGATCTATGGCAAGTGTGGATGTCACTCCGCCCGAGACTCTTAGCTCTGCCTTCGCAGAGAAGTCTTCCGGCCTTATCCTCTCGAGTAGCCACATCGCGGACTGTGGTGAAGTGTTGGCATGTTGGCGGAGCTTCTGGAGATTGTCAGACACAAAGCTCTCCCGCTCTCTTTCGATGGCATTCTGGAATTCCGGATTCTCATCGCGCAATTCAATCAACTTTCCAACCGACATGCCGATTGCTCCGGCGATCATTTTGTAGCTCATGCCGAGGCGCGCGAGTTTCAATATCTCATCGCGCCGGCGTTGTGAAAGCGCGTCTAAAGTTATGCGAGGCCTGCCCATTCTTCGCGGTCGTGATCGCGTGGCTTCCATGGTCGGAGTGACTTCGCCGTTTTCAATGGCGATGCTCAGACCTTCCGCCGGTTGCGTGCTTTTTCTTTTGGGCACCGGACGATTTATGTTGCCGTGAAGCTACAGGGCAATCTTATAAAGCGATTACTGATTGTGTCCTCTCGGCGGAAGACAGACTGAACAAGGCCGTGCGAGAGCGTATTCCCCGACGAGCGGAGACTAGTGAACTCCATCCGCTCTTAAAAAGATAGGCGAGATATCCGAGGCAATCGGACGCGAATGCTGGTAAGCACGGGCGCGAAAAGATTCTCACTGCGAGGGCGCATCCCAATGATGACCACCTCGAGGCCTTCCCGCATTTAGCGGGGAGGCTTCTGCTCAGATCACAAACCCAATAAATGAAAGTTTCTTAATGACCACTTCGAGTCTGCTTATTGAGTAAAGTCACCCGCTGTCACCATACTACCCAACAAAACAAAACCCTTTATAGGCCATCCTAGAGCGTTTTTTAGGCATAACTATGTTGTGTCATAAAGCATCTATAACATATACAAAGTAGTTGCGCGCCCACCGTTCCGGTGCATTCTGGTGTTACAGAAAGGACACATAGCACATGAACAAAAAAACAAAAACGGTGGTTAAATTGCGCGCTTGGCGCGTATTGCCTCGCAGTCGTTACATCGTCGTTTCCGAAGACGGGAAGCGCAACATCTGCAAGGTATACAACGCGCGAGGCGGAAGACTCGAATCAGAGGCTCGCGGGAATGCTTTGCTGATTGCAAATGCACCCCGAGCTTACAACGCACTCCTGCTTCTTCTCAGTGCGCTCAAGCCAACCCTACGGGGATCAATCGGCTCGCTCGCGTTGGAGAATGAGGAGTGGCGCGCGCTTAGGCTCGCATGGGTCGACGCGCTGAAATTAGTTAGCGAAACAAAAACAGACCCTCTGGGTCAGAAGGAGCAGACAAAATGAACATCCAAATAACCGCAGAAAAGCTGAGCCAGTTTGCTCGGCTGGCTGATCTCAGCATCTCCCGCCTCGTAGGTGGCCGGCGAGATGACAAGGCAACCGAGGAAGTCGAAAAGAAGCACCACATCGAATCTGGCACTGGTGGCCAGTTCGTGAAGGCTTTGGTGAATCCGGCGTACCTCAAGGCAATTAACAAGGCCTCGAGCCGGATTCGGGAGAACTTTTACAAGTTCACCCTACCTTGGCACGGGGAACAGCGCGTACTGCCGGTGTCGGTATACGACCGGTTCAGCGAGGTGCACAATAAACTCGTAGCCGAGTTTGATAAGCTCGCTGACGAGTTGGCCAGTAAGTACGACGAGATATTGAGCGAG